AAGGTTGCTGGTAAAAATAATCCAAGATATGGTGTTAAACTTTCACAAGAAACAAGAAATAAAATAAGTCAAAATAGAGCACCAAAATTTGGAAAAGATAATCCAAACTCTAAAACTTGGAAAATCACTTCTCCAGAAAATAAAGAATATATTATTGTTGGTGGATTAAAGAAATTTTGTAAATCTCAAAGTATTTCTTATGCAACAATGAATGCAGCAATACTTTATGACAGAAAAGGACCGAGAAAAAATGGATGGTCAATTGAGAAAATTTAGAGTATCACTACCTGAAGATGAGTGTGTGATGAAACTTCAGGAATATTGTAAGTTTTCTTCTACTTTACTGAATATCCCTGTTATTAAAAAACCATTATGTATTGATGCAAACTGCCACAATAATGTAAATCATTATGTGAATACTTATGGCGGAGAAAAGATAAGTGGATACTATTTGATTACAGATACTGAAGATGAAACTTATGGATGTGCAATATATCATAGTATCTGGAAAAATACTTATGGAGATCTAGTTGATATAACTCCATTTGAGGATGGTAGAGAATATAATATGTTTTCCGTTATGAATACTACAGAATATTACTCTGGGGTTGCATATGATGGAAAAAGATATAAATTATTAGAACCAGGACTTAACATAATCTAATGTTACCAAAGATACTTTCTCAGGATTCCAACTATGATGAATGGTGCGAGCAGGCAATCCTGAACGCATATCAAGAAGCAGCAGAATGTGATGAATACTTGTTTGGTGATTATGATTACAAAAAAGAATGGTTGGGTAAATACCATGATGATGTAAAAAGAGGGTCTTAAGACCCTCTTTTTTTATAAATAAATTTATAAAAGTATTACAAAGAAGAAATGTCTAGAATTACTGGCAGTGAAGCAAAAGGTATGGTGGAAGCATATGCTGCGATTTATGCTCCACAAGTAGAAGAAGTTGTAGAAGAAGTTGTTGATGAAGATGTAGATCAACTTGATGAAATTGCTGTCAATTTTGGTGGGCAAGCAGCGTTAGCGGCAAAGCAAAAGGAATTGGCTCAACAAAGGCAGTCTGATAATAGAATTGATGCTTTGAGACAACAAAGATTTGGTAGTGGTGGATCTCCTAGTGCTAAAGGTTCTGGTGGAACTAGATATGGAACCGGATCAACCCCAGCTGCTTCTGCAAGACCTGCCACACCCGCTTCCGCTTCTAGACCTGCTCCTACTCCTAGACCTGCTCCTGCTCCTGCTCCTGCTCCTGCTCCTGCAGCGGCACCTGCTCCTACTAATGTAGCTAAAGTTGCCCCCACTAGACCTGCAGCACCTGCAAAACCTGCAACCGGAATGTTGGGCAAAACTTCATTCGAAAGAAGAACTCCAACCTCTGCCGAATTAAAGGCAGCACAAGCAGCAAGAGCATCTGGTGCTTCTCCAGAAAAAGCACTTCAGGCAGCAAAGGCTGCTGGCACCACTGCTAAAATTCAATCAGCAGGTCAATCTGCTGGTGCTAAAGCATTTTCATCACCAACTCCAGGTGCATCAGCATTTAAAGCACCTGAAGTTAAGCAGACCGCTGCCCTTGCTGCAACCCCTAAACCAACCCCTGTAGCGCCCAGACAGACCGCTAGAGAGAAGATGCTAAACCAGTCCTATGAGTATGATGCTTTTGATTTAGTCCTTGAGTATCTTATCGACAACGGGCACGTAGAGACCGTAGATGAAGCACTCTATGTAATGATGGAAATGGATGCAGAAGTCATTCGTGATATTGTTGAGGGTCAATCAGGACGCACTGCTGTTGGCGATGGTCGCACCGTTTGATAAAAGTTTAACATAATACTTGGGGGTTGACAAACCCCCTTTTTTATTGCTAGAATCGCTTTGCTAGGATTGAAGATAAATAATATCTCATAAAGACCTTTAATATGAGTTATGAAAATCCCTGGAGATTCAATGGGGAAATTTTTGAGTCTTCTGATATTCAAGATTATTTTGGTTTTGTATATCATATTCATTGCGGTAAAACTGGTCGTAGTTATATTGGTAGAAAGTATTTCTGGTCTTTCCGCACACCAAGAGGAAAATCTAGAAAAGTTAAGTCAGAGTCCGATTGGAAAGCATATTACGGCTCCTGTCCTGAACTCAAATCCGATATTAACATTTGGGGAAAAGCATCCTGCGACAGAACAATACTTAGCCTCCATAAAACCAAAGGACAGTGCAACTACGAAGAAACAAAACAGCTCTTCCTAAATAATGTGTTGATCGAGTCTCTTGACGATGGGAGTCCAGCGTATTACAATAGTAATATCCTAGGACGCTACATGCGAAAAGATTATGGAAACTTTGGAAAAGACTCTGAAACAATCACATGATTGGGCAATTGATCGTATACATTTCCTATGTGAAGAAAAAAATATTGAAGATGCCCATGCGATTCAATCTGAGTTTAGTGAATGGTTGAATCCAGATATTCCAGAGCATGATATTTTCTCATTAGAATTCATAGGAGAGGAAGATGACATTAGATCTTCATAACTTTTTCAAGTTTTACGACGAAAAAAATTCAAATCACGTAGCAGCAGTTCAATGGTTAGAAGATAACCTACCTGCTCAGTTTTTAGATGATGCAGAAACTGACTGGATTGGTATTTTCAGAACAAAACCACCAACTCCAGAGGTTTTAGCAGTTCCTTATTTCAATCAAGTAGACAACTACAGAGATGCACATAGAACTTGTAACAGTTCATCGTGTGCTATGTGTCTTGCTTTCCTCAAACCAGGAAGCATCAAAGGTGATGACGAGTATGTCAAGAAAGTATTTGCGATTGGCGACACGACTGACCATTCGGTACAGACAAAAGTTCTGGCAGGTTATGGAGTTAAGTCACACTTTAGTTACAATCTTTCTTTTGCTGACATTGATAAGAGTCTTGATGCTGGGAAACCTGTTGTTATTGGCATCTTGCATCGCGGTTCTCTATCTGCACCTACTGGTGGGCACATGTGTGTAGTCATCGGTAAGACGCCAGATGGTAAAGGATATTTTGTCAACGATCCATACGGTTCCCTCAACGATAACTATACTGGACCAGTCACAAATGGTAAGAAGACCATTTACACCAAAGCAGTTCTCAAGCACCGTTGGTGTCCAGGAGGGAATGATGGATGGGGAAGAATCTTCGATTAATTTCAAGAGAAAGATATTGCAACGTATCAAAGATCTGACAAATCACGGTAAGCACGTGGAAGCAAATCAATTGTATCAAAAGTATTTCGGAGGACCAAATGGCAAGGATTGACCTACACAACTTCTTCAAGTTTTATGACGAGAAGAACCCTAACCATGTCAAGGCAGTACAGTGGTTAGAAGATAATCTACCAGTCAAGTATCTAGAAGATAGTGTGGATTGGGCGGAGATTTATAGGGGAAAAAAGGGTAATGCGGCACCAGCACCATCTGCTGCCGCTCCTGTAACTGGTGGTGATGATGTCCCACAAATGGGCATCAAGTTAATCAAAGAGTTTGAAGGATGCCATCTGAAGGCATATCCCGATCCTCTGACTGGTGGACTTCCAATCACAATTGGTTGGGGTTCTACCCGTAAGAAGGATGGATCCCCATTTCATATGGGAGATACCATTACTCAAGCAGAAGCAGATGATCTGCTAATCAGTCAGTGTAAGAATCAGTTTCTCCCTTCACTTCGTAAAATCCCACATTGGAATGAAATGTCAGATGGAAAAAGAGGCGCTCTGCTCAGCTTTGCTTATAATCTTGGTGCCGGTTTTTACGGTGGCGATAACTTTAATACTATTACTAAACGCCTGAAGAATAAAGAATGGGACTTGGTTCCTGATGCTCTCTATCTTTATCGTAATCCTGGTTCAAATGTAGAAGCAGGACTTGCTCGCAGAAGAAAAGCAGAAGGTGAAGCTTGGAAGAAAGGATAGATAAATAGTTTCAACCAGTGAGTTGAAACGACTCAGACCCACACCAAGGTGAGTTGTGTTTGGTAGTTCATAGGAATTTCTACCACACCAACTCACCTTATTTTCATGTCTACCAACACGCAAAAGGCGCTGGCTGCAGCGTCTGCGCTTCTTCTTGGAGTGCCAACAGCAGCCTTTGCTGGGAATGTTACCCTGCAAGGAAATTGTGTCAAAATAGGAACTTCGGATAGAGGAACTATTG